TCGCAAGGATAACTGGCGGCAGATTTACGAAGACTGCTACGAGTTCGCTCTGCCGCAGCGCAATCTGTATGACGGTTATTACGAGGGCGGCGGTTCGCCGGGCCAGAACAAGATGGCTCGTGTGTTTGATTCGACCGCGATCAGTTCGACACAGCGTTTTGCAAACCGCATCCAAGCGGGTCTGTTCCCTCCCTATGGTCGCTGGTGCCGCCTTGAACCCGGCCCAGACATTCCCCCGGATCGTCAGCTTGAAGCGCAAGCTGCGCTGGATATGTATTCCGAAAAGATGTTTTCGCTTCTGCGTCAGTCTAACTTTGATTTGGCGATGGGCGAGTTCCTCATGGACCTCGCTGTTGGTACGGCGGTCATGCTGGTACAGCCCGGCGACGACATGACGCCTATTCGCTTCACGTCTGTGCCGCAGTATCTTGTGGCGATTGAGGAAGGCGCGCATGGCAAGGTCGATAACGTGTATCGGCGTATGCGGCTAAAGGCTGAAGCAATCTCGCAGCACTGGCAGGATGCTGAGATTCCCGACCGCCTTGCGCGCATGATTGAGGAAAAGCCGACAGACGAGATTGAGTTGGTGGAAGCCACAATCTACGACACGCAGCGCGGCGACTACGACTACCATGTGATTTGGCCGGAAGGTAAGTCTCAGCTTGTTCAGCGCAAGATGCAGTCTTCGCCTTGGATTGTGGCGCGCTACATGAAGGTAGCTGGCGAAGTTTATGGCCGAGGCCCGCTGGTAACAGCGATCCCCGACATCAAGACGCTCAACAAGACGCTTGAGTTGCTGTTGAAGAACGCGTCTCTGTCGATTGCTGGTGTCTATACCGCTGCCGACGATGGCGTTCTAAATCCGCAGACAATCCGCATCGTGCCGGGTGCGATCATCCCGGTGGCGCGCAACGGCGGGCCGCAGGGCGAGAGCCTCCGTATGCTGCCGCGTTCTGGCGACTTTAACGTGTCGCAGATCGTGATTAACGATCTTCGCATGAACATCAAGAAGATCATGCTCGACGACACGTTGCCGCCTGACAATATGTCAGCGCGTTCCGCGACTGAGATTGCCGAGCGCATGAAGGAACTCGCGCAGAACCTTGGCTCTGCGTTTGGTCGCCTGATTACAGAAACAATGGTGCCGCTGATTGGTCGCATCCTGTATGTGATGGATGAGCGCGGCATGATTGAGATGCCGCTTCGTGTGAACGGGCTTGAGGTTAAGGTGACACCTGTGTCTCCGATTGCTCAGGCACAGAACATGGGCGACATCGAGAAGATTACGCAGTGGGTACAGCTATCTTCCGCGCTTGGGCCGGAAGGTCAGATGGCTCCGCGTATGGGTGCAATTTCTGATTACGTTGCAGATAAGCTGGGCGTACCGGCTGAACTGCGTACTTCACCGCAAGAGCGTGAGCAGATGATGCAGCAGGCCGCACAGGCCGCACAGATGATGGCGCAGCAGCAGGGAATGGCCCCTGCTGAAGGCGGAGCGGAAGCAATACCAGAAGGTATGTAATGACCATTACTGAAGGCTGGGATGGACTGCGACAGGTTGAGCCGCAGTTCCGAGTCGATAATCAGCAGAACAACGACGACATTGATCGTCTTTACCTTAGAATTTTCGGCAGTGACGATGGGCAAAAGTTGTTAGCCCATCTACGCGCACTGACGATTGAGCAGCCCACATGGTATCCGGGCGAAGAAGCGTCCCACGGGTATGCCCGTGAAGGGCAAAACTCACTTGTCCGCGAAATAGAGCGGCGTATGAAAAGGGCATCTGAACTATGAGCGAAACTGACGGACTGTTGGCCGAAGCTGCGGTAGAGAGCGACGACAACCAACAGGAAGAACAGCAGACAATCTCCCATGTTGAGCCAACACCGTCTTCGGAACCTAGTACGGTTGATGAAGTTACGGTTGCAGCCGAAGATGAGGAGACAGAGTTTGTTCGGCCAGAATGGTATCCTGAGAAATTTTGGAACGAAGACGAGGGTCCAGACCTCGAAAACCTCGTCAAGTCTTACAGCGAACTCCAAAAAAAGTTCTCTCAAGGAAAACACAAAGCCCCCGAAGCATATGATGAATCGGTTTTTGCGGAAGCTAATGTCCCCGAAGACGACGAACTCTATGTGACCTACAAGGACTGGGCCAAGGAAAACGGTATCAGCCAAGAGGCTTTTGACCAGTTGGCACAGAAGTTCATTGAAAGTGCCGGTAATGAAGCCCAGCAGGCACAACTCTCTTATCAGGACGAGTACAAGAAGCTGGGTCCAAACGCTGATGCGGCGATCAAGTCCATGACGGATTGGGCGCAAGGTCTTGTTCGCAAAGGGGTTTGGGGCGAAAATGATTTTGAGGAGTTCAAGATCATGGGCGGCACAGCGGACGGTCTGCGTGCCTTGCAGAAGATTCGCTCGTATTACGGCGATCAGACTGTGCCGGTTGACGTGTCTACTATTGAGGACGGGCCTTCAAAAGAAGAACTCATGGCAATGGTTGGTCGCCCCGAATACAACAGCGATCCGTCTTATCGTGCCAAGGTTGAGAAGATGTTTGAGAAGATGTACGGCGACGACCCGTACAGTCCAATGTAAGTACACATAAATTGAGTGGAATAAACGGGGCTTTACCCCGTTTATTTTTTGCCATATATTCACAAGTGCGGACAACCGTAAGGCCCGCAAGACCCGCCGTGGGAGGGGCGTAAAACATCCAAGCTGGCAGCCCGGTCACGGATACCTGCAAGGCGCTTTACTTTGAACCCTTAACGAAAGGAACCGAGAAATGGCTGTTGGCATTTCCAATGCCTTCGTTCAGTTGTTCGACGCTGAGGTGAAGCAGGCTTATCAGGCTTCCCGTGCGCTTGCAGGCGTGACGCGCGAACGAGCGAATGTTGAAGGCAATCAGGTGAAGTTCCCGAAAATCGGGAAAGGCACCGCTACCGTCCGCGTTCCGCAGACGGACGTAACCCCGTTGAACGTGTCCTACTCTCAGGTCACGGCTTCGATGTCCGATTATATTGCTGCTGAATACAGCGATATTTTCCATCAGGCGAAAGTGAACTTCGATGAGCGCCGCGAATTGGTGCAGGTCGTTGGTAACGCTATCGGTCGCCGGATGGATCAGCTTGTCCTTGACGCGCTGAACGCGGCTTCGTCGCCTTCGACTGTTGCCACCAGTGTTGGTGGTGCAGGCACGAACATGAACCTCGCCAAGCTGCTTGCTGCCAAGAAGGCTCTGGACGCGAAGAACGTCCCGGCTGAGGGTCGTTGCATGATTATTCATGCTAACGGTCTGGCTGCCTTGCTTGACGAAACCGAACTCACCAGCAGCGACTTCGCCACGGTTAAGGCGCTGTCGATGGGTGAGATCGACACGTTCCTTGGCTTCAAGTTCATCATGCTTGGTGATCGTGACGAAGGCGGTCTGCCGCTTCCGTCCACTCGCACCAACTTCGCGTTCCATCGTGACGCGATTGGTCTGGGCATCAGCATGAACCAGAAGTCTGAGATCAACTATGTGCCTGAGAAGACAAGCTTCCTCGTCTCCTCGATGTTCTCCGCTGGAGCCATCGCGATTGATGATGAAGGTATTGTCCAGATCAGCAGCACCGAGTAGGAGGGCTAGATAATGGCTTTTGATTCCGCTGGACTCGGCGTTGTTTCGGCTTCCAAGAAAGGTAATGCTCCTAGCATTTACACCTATCAGACTGCCGACGCGATTGCTGATGTAAATACCGCAGGCTACTTCAATAGCGTTTCGGACACCCTCGCGGTGGGCGATCTGATCTATTGCGTAACCTCAACCGGAGGCACCCGCGTTAGCACGCTCACTCAGGTTCTGTCGAACGCGAGTGGCGTTGTTGACGTTGCTGACGGTACGACGCTTGCCGCCACTGATGGCGACTAATGGGATCGGGGCGGGCTTCGGCCCGCCCCATTTCTAGCGAGGTAAATTATGGCTTCTGGTGACACTAAACTTACGATTTGTTCCGATGCCATGCTTATGCTTGGCGCTGCCTCTATCTCGTCCTTCTCAGAAGGCACAGACGAAGCGCAGATCGCGGATCGCTTGTACGACGACATCCGCGACACTCTGATTATGCAGTACCCCTATTCTTGGTCAGTCAAAAAGATTAAGCTGGCGCAGCTTGTTGATGATCCTATCAATGAGTGGAAGTATCGCTACGCGCTTCCGGGCGACATTCTTGGCAACCCGAAAGCGGTCTTTATTACCAGCGCAATAGGCGGCACACCTGCAAACGACTTTGAGATTTACGGCACGGCTCTCTACGCTGATTACGAGCAAGTCTGGATTGACCACCAGTATCGCCCTGAGCCTGCCTTCTTTCCTCCATACTTTGTAAACCTGCTCAAGCACGCACTTGCGGCTGCGTTTGCCGAACCAATCACAGACCAAATCCAGAAGGGCGATTACTACCATCGCCTTGCTTATGGTTCGCCAAGCGAGAACATGCGTGGCGGCTTGTCGCGCGTGTCAATGAATATTGACGGCGTAGATCGCCCGCCGCAGAACATTATGGACTTCCCGCTGACTGAGGTTCGTGGATGAGTCGTGTCATTCGCATCCAGAATGATTTTACTTCCGGCGAACTCGACCCCCGTCTTCGCGCACGCACAGACCTTGCCCAATACCAAGCCGGTCTGACGACTGCGCGCAACGTGACTATTCAGCCGCAGGGTGGCGCTATCCGCCGTCCCGGAACGAAATATATTGCAACATTGGACTCTGGTGCTGCTAATGCAGTTCGCATGGTGCCGTTTGAGTTCAGTGTGTCTGACAGCTATATGCTCGTGTTTACGCCGGGCAAGATGTATGTCTTCAAAGACGGCGTGCAGATCACGAACATTAACGGCAGTGGTAACGACTACGCTACGGTGGCGTCGCTAACGGCTGCAATCCTGCCGGAAATGAATTGGGTGCAGTCAGCGGACACGCTGATTATCGTCCACGAAGACCTTGAGCCGCTGCGCCTTGTGCGCGGTGCGACGGATGCGACATGGACTGTAGACGCCGTGCCGTTTTCAAAGATTCCTGAGTACGCTTTCACTTTAAGCGTTCACAACCCGACCTATACGATTACGCCGTCAGCCGCCAGCGGTAACATTACAATCGCCGCGTCGTCGGTAACGACCGACAACGGAACCGCGCAAGCCGGAACGTCTACTACAATTACCCTTAAATCATCCACCGCCTTTACGTCTGACGATCAGCCCAACGGCATGATGGTTGAGATTACGTCTGGTACTGGGTCGGGCCAGACGCGCCATGTTGAAGACTATGTGGCGTCAACAAAAGTTGTGACGGTTGATCCTGCTTGGGATACCGCGCCTGACAATACGTCTAACTATGAGATTAAGGCTTTCAAGGAAGCCGCTGTTGGCGAATATATCAATGCGCTTGATGGTTTTGGGCGTGCGCGGATTACAGAATATGTCAGCGACACAAGCGTTAAAGCTTACGTCGAAATTCCGTTTTTTGATACCAGCGCAATTACCAGCGGCAACTGGGAAATAGAACACGGCTATGAAGACGCTTGGTCTGCGACACGCGGCTATCCACGCAGCGTTGTGTTCCACGAGGGGCGACTGTTCTTCGGCGGCACCAAATCCTTGCCGCAAACCTTGTTTGGGTCGCGCGTCAGCGACTTCTTTAACTTTGATCCCGGCGAACAGCTAGACGACAGTGCCGTTCAAGCAACGCTGGATACCAACACCTTTAACGCTATCGTAGACATCTATTCCGGGCGTCACCTGCAAGTCTTCACGACAGGCGGTGAGTTCTATGTGCCGCAATCCCTTGATGATCCGATTACGCCTGCCAATCTGATCGTCAAGCAGCAGTCCGCCTATGGCATTAGGCCGGGCATACGCTTGCAAAACATTGACGGTGCGACGCTGTTCATTCAGCGTCAAGGCAAGGCGTTACAAGATTTTGTTTTTACTGATGTGCAAAGCGCATACTCGTCTGCCAAAGTTTCGCTGCTTTCTTCGCATCTGCTGAAATCGCCAAGCGAAATGGCAACGCGCGTATCGACCAGCACAGACGAGGGCGACCGCCTTTTAATCGTGAACGACGATGATGGTTCTATCATTTGTTACACATTGTTGCGCGTTCAGAACGTCATTGCGCCGTCTGAGTGGACCACGGATGGGGACTTCTTAAATGTCGGTGTGGACGTTGATTCTATATATACTGTGGTCAAGCGTACTGTTGATGGCGCTGATGTTTATCTTGTGGAGTTGTTTGATGGTGCGATCTATCTGGATTCTGCCAAGTCTGGCGGTGCAGCGTCTTCGGTCACTATGGACCACCTTGAAGGCGAAACTGTGCAAGTCATTCGAGATGGTGTGGTCGAGGCTGAACAAACTGTACCAGCGTCTCCTTTCACCATTACGTTCGCTGAAGCAGCGACTGCAAGCTATCAAGTCGGACTGAACTACAGTACTGAGATCAAGACGCTTCCGGTTGAGCCGCGCCTGCAAAGCGGTTCATTGCGTGGTTTCAAGAAGCGTATTTTTGAGGTAAACGCAGAAATCTTTGAGACGCAATCCATGACGATTGGCGGCAAAGAGGTTGCGTTCCGTCAGTTTGACACAGACATGCTTGATGCGGCGGTTCCTGAGTTTACAGGAATTAAAACGCTGCACGGCATTTTGGGTTATACTTACGAAGGGCAGATCACGATTGGGCAGTCTGTGCCGCTCAAGATGACTGTTCTTGGTATCGACTACAAGATTAGCGCGGGGCAGTAAGATGGCGGCAGCACTTCCATATATAGCGGTGGCGGGATCGGCTGTTTCTGCGTTTGGGCAGATGCAGGCGGGTAAGGCGCAGGCGCGTGGTTTGGCGCAGCAGGCGGCAATTACTCAGGTTCAGGCCAGAAGCGAGGCGCTGAAGTACCGGCAGCAAGGCGTTAATGCCCTTAAAAACATTGTGCGAACAAACTCTACACTAAACGCACGCGCAGCGGCGGGTGGAATTGACCCGTTCTCTGGTAGTGCATTGGGCCTTGCTCAGTTTACGCAGTCTGAGGGCGCAAAAGAGTTTTTCGTTACTGAAGACAACCAGATTATTGCCCGCGAGGGTGGGGCCATTCAGGCGCAACTTTACATGGATCAGGCCAAGCAGGCGAGGCGTGGTGCTATGTTTGCCGCCGCCGGTACGCTTTTGAGTGCTGGAACATCGTTCTCTAAAATCGGTGGCCGGCCATCGCCGGGCGCTAATGTTTCGTATGCGACCTCTGGGGCCGGTACATCAACACCCGGCGCAGGTCTTTTGGTGTAGTCATGGCAGACCGTCTCCCCCGTTATCGCCCTCTGGGCGTAAGCCTAGCAGCGGCACCACGCATTGATTACGCCGGTGCAGGTGCAGCAGAGGCGCGTGGCTACCAGCAAATGTCTCAGGCGCTTGACAAAATCAGCGCCTATGCGTTTGAGGAAGCGGGCAAGCGCGCGGCGCGTGAGGGCGCTCAATATGATTTTGAAAACCCAATAACAAAAGAACAGATTGAAGCCGCTATGGAAAGCGGTATGGACATTGACGATGTTGTTGGTGATCCAGATACAATTTATGGGTCAGCCTTGCGCTCTAGTGTCGGCGCGCGTCTGCGCACAGAATTGGAATTTGAGGCGCGCAAGCACTTTGACGGACTGACGGCTGCGTTTAAGTCGGGGCTTCCGATTGACGTTCAAGAGCAGCAGCTAGAGGCCAAGGCTCTTATCGCTGGGCATCGTGACGTGCTTGGCAAAATTGACCCAAAAGAAGCAAACGCATATTCAGCTTCAACCAATGCACTGTTCTCTGCCGCGTTCAAGACCGGCCTTGAGTCGCAATACAAGCGGATTAAGGCGCAGGAACGTGCGTCTATAGCGGATGATGTTGACGGTGCCGGTAATCGTTTTGGCGCAGTGCTGGCGTCTGCTGCTGGCGAAACTGACGACCAAGGACGCGATCTTACGCTGTCACATGCCTACCAGCTTCGCGACCAGATTATTAAGCGCACAATAAATGTGGGCGACCCGGCCTACACCGAATCCGTGCAAAAGGACTTAAACGAACAAATCAGCGATCAACGCCGCGCTGTTTTGGCGAACCACTTGTTTGAGAGTTTTGACGACGCGGCAGACCGAGAGGAAGCTGTAGCGCGTGGTGACTTCGGGCGCTATACAGCTTTGTTCTCCAGTATTGCGGGCGACGAAATTGAGAAGGACGAACTGTTAAAGTACGTCCGAGATGAGCAAGTCGCGCAAGACAAGCTGGATGATGCTGCTGAAAAAGAAAGAGAAGAGTCCGCAGAACGTCTTTATGCTGACGCCGCTTTAACATTTCAAGACCCTAGTGCTACCCCAAGAGCGCGAGAGATTGCAGAGCGTACTCTTGGCCGCATGGCGCGTATGGGGCAGATAACGATTCCCGAATACAACACTGCCACGAAAATAGATGACGCCGAGGCCGGTGGAGAACTTGCGGTATATACAGTTGCTGAAAGAATTACCAGCGGGATCACGAACAACATTGCAGAACTTAATGACGACTTTGAGTCTTTTAATGTTCCGTTCAAAAAAAGAGTTGAACTCCTCAACCGACTTAAAACGCAACGAGGCGCAGTAGCCCGACAAATTCGCCAGCAAGCGAACTCTATGTCTGGTTTGCTCCCAGATGCGACTATTGGGCCAGAGGCAAACATTGCAGAAGCGCAGGCAAAAGAGGTTGCAATTACTTTGGCCTATGAACAAAAAGTTGACGAGTATGAGAACCTATTAACTACATGGGAGCAGAGCGATAAATCAACGCCGCGCCCGATTGAGCCGACTGTTCGCAGTGTGGCCGCTGGTGTCATTGAAGACGAAATTACAAAAAGTTTTGAAGCTACAAGGGATGAGGCACTCAAGGCTTTGCAGGCAGAATTTGAAAGACTTAATGTTCCGTTTGAAGATTTGAACCTTCAAGAAATTAGAACAGCCAGAGATAGCCTGCCAGAATCTGTGCTTGACAAGTTAACAAGCAACGAAATCAGTGCGCTTGAGGGCTTTATCGGGCCATACAAGCGGGCGCAAAAAGAGTATTTAGAACATATTAGAAGTAAGGGTGCGAGATAGGCATGGACGACTTTGACCGCATGTACGAAACAAATGAGGCGCGCTTTTACGCGCAGCATTATCTTAACCAGTCGCGGAACGCGGTTTCGGACGCGAGTGGCTCTGTTCGTGTCGAAGACGTTATGTCTGGCAGCGCAAGCATGGAAGATTACCAGCCTGTTGAGGAGCAGCCCAAGATCACAGAAGACATGCTTCAGTTTGACGGCGAGTTCGTGCAGGCCGCGAAAGATGTTTACTTTATGTTTGAGGACAAGGAGTTTCTCGGCACGCCAGAAGAAGCGGCTAAGTACGGGATCGACCTGATGGGCGAGTTCAACTACAACTTTGCCGGGCCTGTTGGCTTTTCCGGGCAGCCGGGAATGGTGGCGCAGCTTGCTGAGATTATGGTTGACGCATCGCCAGCACAAGCGAACTCATGGCTGCACTTGATGGGGCGCTATGACCAGTTGCCCATAAGCAAGGCTGGCACATGGCGTTTCATTCGCGGCGTTCTGTCTGACCCCACCACCTATCTTGGCCTTGGCACGGCTGGTGTTGGGATTGCAGCCCGTGCTGGCACTAAAGAGGTGGCAAAACGCACAGGCATTGCGGCGATTAAGAACAGGATTGCTGCCCTGTCGCAAAAGGCGGTTGAGAATCCCGCAAAATCTGGGGCTATTGCTGGCGCTGCCATGACCGCGCCTGAAACCGCTGGAGTTCAGGAAGTCAGAGAAATTGCTGGATACGAGCAGACACCCGAAGAACGTGCGCTGGAACTTGTTACTAATGTTGGCATAGGCGCTGCTACTGGTGCCGGTCTGGCGAAGGGCGTTGATCTGCTTGCCAAGGCGGCTCCACAAGTTGTTAGGACAGTGTCGGACATTATTCAACCTGAACAAACGCTACGCCACGGAACCACCTCTAAAACCCCAGAGGCATCCTTAAAAGTTGACAAGCCAATCGGCGGACCTCGCTCAATGGGGCCGGGTGTATATTTTGACACTAAGGGCGGGTCTCAGTCTGACATACGACTATTCTCTGGCGGAACTACATTTGAACTAAAGGTTCCGAAGAAAGTTATGCGTGACAGAGTTTTTGAGTATCTCCAAAAGGTTGACGATTTGCCTGATGACGCTAGGGCTAGACTTCTGATGGTTGCGGAAAAAGCTGGCGAGGAACCATCGCGAAGTGAGATAGTAGGCAACCTAATTGCCCGGCTTCGCAAAAATCCCAACATTTCTGACCAAGATTTGATTGACCAAGGATTTTCTGGATTGAAGCGAAAAAAACAGCAGGAAGCGGTGATTTGGGACCAATCCCTTATAGACAGCGCCACTCGGTCTGAAACGAAGGTTGGTGAATAATGGCTGTTCGTGACACAAAAAATCTTGAGCAGCGCCTATCAGAGATGAGTGGCGCTGAAGAGCCGACGCCTTCCCT